ATGCGCTGGCGCGAGGCGCTGCTCATCGCAGCAGGTGAGGTCAACAAAGACCGTTCACCTTACGCAAGCAAAATAGCGATCCGCGATGTTCACGCGCGCCGTCTGGCTAATCTCGAATACCTGAAATCCTGCGAGCTGGAAAACAAAATCACCGGCGAACGTATTGACCTCATAAGCAAGGTCATGGGGAGTATTTCGAACCCTGAAATACGTCGTATGGAGCTGATGAATACTATCGCCGGGATTGAACGCTACGCGACCAGCGTTGGTGACGTGGGAATGTTTATCACGTTGACCACGCCATCGAAGTATCACCCGACCCGTCAGGTTGGCAAAGGTGAAAGCAAAACGGTGCAGCTCAATCACGGCTGGAACGAAACAGCATTCACACCCAAAGACGGCCAGCGCTATCTGTGCCGAATCTGGAGCCTGATGCGTACAGCTTTCAAAGATAACGATTTAGAGGTTTACGGGATGCGCGTTGTCGAACCGCACCATGACGGCACGCCACACTGGCACATGATGCTGTTTTGCAAACCCGGTCAGCGTAAAGCCATTAACGAAATTATGCGTCGTTATGCCCTCAAAGAGGACGGACACGAAAAGGGCGCGGCAAAACAGCGCTTTGAGTCACGCCATCTTAATCAGGGCGGAGCGGCGGGTTATATCGCTAAATACATTGCAAAAAATATCGACGGTTACGCGCTCGACGGCCAGCTCGATAATGACACCGGCAAGCCTCTAAAAGACACGGCCGCAGCCGTCACCGCATGGGCGTCAACATGGCGCATCCCTCAGTTTAAACCGATTGGTCTCCCGACGATGGGCGCTTACCGCGAACTGCGCAAACTGCCACGTGGGGTGGGTATTGCCTGCGAGTTTGACGACAGGGTCGAGGCCGCGCGAGCTGCTGCAGATGAGGGTGACTTTGAGCGGTACATCATCGCGCAGGGTGGGGCAAACATGCCGCGTGATGCTCAGGCCGTCAGGGTCGCCCGTAAGGTGACGGATGAGGTTAACGAGTACGAGGAAGATATCGAGAGGGTGGTCGGTATTTATGCCCCTCATCTCGGGACTGACCGTGTCCATGTAACCCGTACAGCCGAATGGCGTATCGTTCCAAAGGTTTTGGCCGTTGAGCCTTTGACCTTAAAAAGCGGCTCTGCCGCGCCTCGGAGTCCTGTCAATAACTGTGGGTTGGTTACCAACGGAGTCACCACGGATATGACGCCTACACCGTCTGAGCAAGCCGCAGCGGTGCTAAATCTTATTGAAAACGGGGTTATCGGTTGGGATGACCCGGAGGCCGTGAAGGTGCTCAGGGAGGCGCTGAAGGCGGGGGCTAAACCTCAAAACAGACAGCAAAGAAACCGATCACTTTTAAAACAGGATGAATTAGCACCTTCAGCGCGCCTGACAAAATCGCAGCGCGACCAGATATCACGCATCCGGTTTGACCTCGCACAGCACGGCATCACGCCGGAACGGTGGGAGCTGGATGTACTGACGCGAGGTGCGACGGTGACCTACGGCGAGAAAAAATTCAGTTATGCGGTTGTTGATGAGTGGCCGGGGGATTCAACACAAACGGAGTGGAAACAATCACAACCAAGTTAATCCAGATAGGTAATTATCATACACATAAAATGAATATGTGCGTGATATTTTTACTTTCCTCCCTTTGTTATACGTAACACCGTGTATTTACACAGTACTTATTGTGAGAGCTAAGTGGATAGAGAGCTAGATGAGCAGGTTGTGCTTGAACGAGTAGAAATGTTAGATTTTAATTATAAGCACTCTGAGGTTATTTCAGAGTGCTTAGTAGTAAATTAAATCTAAGAGGTGAAGTTGGTTACAGTAGAGAATATTTCTTCGAATATTTCTTCTGGAAAGTTAATGGAACCATTGGAGTTTACCTCCAAAGATTCATAACCAGCATTGTTCTTTACATTAAGTTTTACTTTATCGATGGTGAATTTAGCATTCTTGAAGATATTCTTAATCTCATCAATAGCATCGCTTGAAGACTCAAGTTCCAAAATACCAGAAGTATGTTTGTTGAAAGTTAAATCTTTCAATTTGGCTTTATGAACTTGCACTTTTTCGAACTGAGGTGTAAGTAATTGAATGAAATCATCAATTTTTATAGTTAGTAACGAAACGTTAAAGTCAGACTCCGTTGCCTTAATAACATTTGATATAAAGCTTTTTATGCTTCTTGGTGGAGATTCAAGAATAAGAATAAATCTATCATTATGTGCTCTACAAAACCAAAAGTTAAAATGGATATATTTGAAGTGTTCAAACTCAGTTTCATTACCATATGGATCAGTGATGATTTCACGTACTTCAATTCTTTCAACATACTTTGATGATATAAAATTTTCTTCGTATGTGTTAATGCTAAAACCCCATCCTTTATCACTGTCAAAAGGAGTGTTAATGATAGATTTATATAACCCATCAAGTCCTGCTGGGAAGTTGGCATTAAACCATTTTGTTTTCATAGCAACTCCTTTTATTATTCAGTGACAACCTCAAGTGTATGCGAGGAAACTATTTTACCAGAAATAGCTCGAGCTGTATTTTCTATGGATAATAATAACACATTCTCTTTTTCTTTATCTACATTTTGGCGGTGAGTGTAATCATTTATTTTTTTGTACTTGTAGAGACCGCGAACTAAGTAAGAAAACAATTTACAATTGTCTGGGTCCACGAATTGAGCTTCGAATTCATATTTATCGGAATCTTTGAAGTGTTCTACTACTGAAATCCAAACAATCTTAGTAATGTAAAAACCTTTACTTAATAACTCTTTTAGTTCTGGTGATTCCAGTACGCCGCGGCCTTTGAGTGATGCCTTGGATATATGATAACCAGTGTCAATGACAGCATCATCGTCATCATCATCACGTTCATCGTCATCAACAGGTTCATTATCTTGTTTAGGATGTTTTTTTGCCTCTAAAATAGGGTGGGTTACATAAACATCTGAAACATCTATACATTTATAGTTAGGCATGCTGATAATCAATTGCTTAAAGAAATTACTTCGCTCAGTGTGATCTTTAACAGTTTCAAGCGATATCTCTTCTAAGCTGGCTTGAGCTTCTTGATTCTCTTCTTTAATCTTTCCAATGAGACGGTCGTTAAAATCTCTGGCCTTAGCATTCTGCGGAAAACGAGTGATATATTCTCCAGTCTCATTAATTTCGACTTGGATTTTAGCTTCGCGAGATGATGACTGGCGGAATTCACTCATTTTATAGTCTAATTTTACATATTTTACTGATACATCGAATCCTTTTTCGGTGAAAGTTATGTTTGTTATATCACCTTCCTTTTGGAGATCTTCGCAAATGGATTTTAGAGTTGCCTCCATATCATCTTTTTTAATAGAGGTGTTAACAATGTTAATAGATAATTTCTCTCTTCTTCCGACTGAACCAAGAATTCCAGAAAGATATTCGAAATCATCATATCCATGATAGTTTTTTGAAAAATCTAATGCTAAAGCTTTACGCTTCGTCTCTTTGGATATGATTGTACCTCTTTTGAAGAAAAGGCTTTTCATATCTTCATGAGTAACCTTTGTTTGATTTAGCGCATCAAACATAGCCTTGTCATTTACACTATATAAACCGATTTTCATTATTATCGTTCCCAACCAATTTCAACTGAACTAAATCGAGGTTTGGTAAATTCCACTTGGTGAAAGTCAATTGTGTTTATTATTTTTTGTTTGTGTTCGTCAAAACCCCATTCTCTAGAATAAGTTTCTTTAGCTCGCATAAAAATGCTGCGCACATCTTTAAATATATTTGGATGAACGATCCTGATTCTTATTTTTTCATTGCCATCAAGAAGTTGATATTTTGATAATGTATCTAGTATATAAATGAACTCTAATTCATTTTTTCCTTCGCCGTTGTAGTAAATTACATATCCGTGGTCAAATGTCTTTTCCCACTTTTCAGTGTCTTCATTACAATGCTTAACATCATTGTGTTTAATAATAAGAAATGGGCCGGTTAATAATTCGACTGTTGCTGGATGATCTTCAGGAGAGCCACTGACTTTATGTAATGATAAATCAGGATAAAAGAACTGATAATTTCTACCGAGTGGAAACTCTCGTTTATGGCTTAAATGAGATAAGTCAGAAATTATGGATTGAAGATAATTTATCGTTCTTGGTTCGATTATGTGTATTTTTTGACCTTGTTTTAAAGGTATATTGTCAAGATTTATACCTCGTTGTATTTTATCCGTTTCTGAAACGTGAGACTGATAAAATACATCATAAAATGATTGGTCGAAATCACCATCATGATTATAAACAAATAACATACCTCTGACCTCAGAGGATCCGCTTTGATAAGAGTACCTTTCTTTCCATTCCTTACTACCTTCAGCACAGTCTATTGAATTGGCTAATGACACCAAGGCTTTCCGCATTGAAGTTGAAGTGATAGAACCTTTAACATAACTCTTTAAATCAGTGTTTAAAAAAACAGTTCTGTTCAGATAGGGGTCTTTGTAGGAAAAAACCACATCTGTTGGATGAGTACCTGATTTAGCCTTATGTTGTTCTTTTTTCATACATGGGAAATTCTCATTAGTTGTACCAACGAGGTCCCATTTAAACCATCTAAATAAATCAGAAGATAATTTTTCTGCCATTTTTGAAATATTTTCTGTTTCACCTGCCATGGATAGTCACCTATATTTTGGGGTAAGTCTCTAAATGTCAGCCTACGGTCAGACTCATCTGTACGCTACGAGAAAGACCTGACATATCGATCAGTATCATATTCTTCATCTCTTTGCATTGTATTGCATGGAAATGCATGACTTTTTTCAACCGCGATCATCCATTTCAATGTAGGCAGCTCAGGGTTGTATGGCGAAGTGCAACTGCATTAAAACCGACCCATTAAGCGGGCAGGCGAGGCGGGGATAGCACTGCGCGCCAGACGTGGTGACGGGATTTATTTTGCGCGTCTGTGCGCGTCGTGGTGGCGTGCTGTGATGTGAAGTCGGTCAAGGTGGTGTCGGGGCGCTTGCGTCGCATGTGCGGCGTCTGGCTTGCTCTGAGGATGTGCCGCCCGGAGGCGGCATTTTGGGCGGGTTTAGTCGGTCTCGATGCTGTAATCCTTAAAGCGGATCACCTCCATCCCTAACCAATCGTTAATCTCTTTAAACCGCTCCTGCAGCGGCGTGAGCTCGTTACGCACAAATACCCGCGCCACCTTCTCGATATCGCCCATTGAGCCGATATTCTCGGGTTTGCCGCCCATTAGCTGGAAAGGTACGCGGTGCGCATCGAGCAGGTCGGCGGCGCTTACCTTTTTGATATTGAAGAAATCATCCTTTGTGGCGACTTCACTCAACGGCACGATCTTGATGCCATCCGGTTTTCCGTTCGGAGCATAGAAAAACAGGTTTTTAAAATTACCGAGCCCTTTCGAGTCCCTCATTGCGGAGCGCAGCGACTCAACGTCAGTGCTGCTCTGTGCCGCGTCGGTCACGTACATGATGTAACCCGCGTGCGCGCCGTTCTGGTAATATTTGCGACGAAACAGCGTGGCGGATTCATTCAGCCAGGCTGAATTGAGCGCGCTCAGGTATTCCGGCATCCCGTAGAGCTCCTGATTGATGTCGGGCTCCAGCAAATGGCACACCGAGCCGGGCGCAAACTGGTGCGGGTGCGTGAAGTCCGACACGTACCAGTAAACGCCATCCTCCACGCCACGGCGGGTATATTTGGCCGGGGAGGTTTCCAGTTTAAAAAGCTGACCGGTGACGCTCATGCGCTTTTCAAGATAACCGTTGGCAAAGACCAGATAATCGAGCACAAGGCGGCTGAAATCCTGACGTGACAGCAACGGGTGCGGGATGTAGGTACTCGTCAGGATGTTGCGCTTTACGTAAATCGGAGAGCTGTGGTGCACGGCGGCGCGCAGGCTTTTCGCCAGCCCGGAGAAGTTGACCGGCGGTTCGTACCATTTGCCGTTATTGATGCACTCGACATAGTCGAGAATGTCGCGGCGATCCAGAACAGGGGACGGCTCGCCAAAGGTGAATGCCTCCATTTTCTGCGGTGCGCTGGCGGTCATGTTGGTCTGTTTTGGCTGTTTCTTTTGGCGTTTTTTCATCTTAGTTAATATCCAGAATTGAGCTTGATTGCATACCGCTACCGGCGGAAAGCGGCTCGTTTAACAGGGCGTGCATCGTCGCCCACGCGATATCCGCGTGGCTGGCTTCCTCGCTGCGGCTGGCTTCATAGGTGGCGCTGCGGCCACTGCTGGTCATGGTTTTGCGGATAGCCATAAATGACTGAGTGATGTCGGTTGCACCGGCGTCATATTCCAGACACCCGCGTCGAATGGTGTCTTTTGCTTTCAGCACCATCGCCGTTTTCATTTCCGGCGTGTAGCGGATGGCGCGCGCCGCCGGGAAGAATGATCGCACGAGCTGGTAAACCCCCTGGCCGATGCCGGTCGCATCGATACCGATATAGTCGACGGTGTATTTTTCGGTCAGCGCCCGGATGGCCTCGGCCTGCGCGGCAAAGTCCATGCCTTTCCACTGGTGACGCTCAAGGATGCGGAACTTGCCACCGGCAACCAGCGGAGGAGCCAGCACCGCACAGCCTGCGCTGTCGCCAGTGTGTGACGGGTCATAGCCAATCCATACAGGGCGCCAGTTAAACGGACGGACGGCAAACGGCTCGAAGTCCTCCCATTCTTCCATCGCATCGACCATGCAGCGCTGCAGCTCCTCGAACGGGAATACCGACGCCTTATCGTCGACGAACTCGCACATAAACAGGTTACGGAAGTCATCCGCGCTGTTTTCCTGCTTAAGCTGGTCGAGGTTAAACAGGGTGCACCCACCGGCGAGCGCGTCCTCAATGGTGACAATCTGCCGCCACTGGCCGTCCCCGCATAACATGCCACCGGCAAGCGCCTGATGACTGATGTCGATGTCGACACGTTCTTCGCGGTTACTGCGGCCACGGTTAAACAGCTCGCCTGACCAGAACGGGTAAGCGCCATGCGCGAGCGTCGACGGGGTCGAAAAATAGGTGGTGCGCAGGTGCGACTGCGAGGCCATGCCCGAAGCGACTTTGCGCAGCTTCTGGAAATTGGGGATCCAGAAAATTTCGTCGACATACAGGTCGCCGTTGTGACTCTGCGCGGTGTTGGAATTAGTCCCGAGAAAAATCAGCTCAGCGCCATTGTTGCCGATGACGATCGGGTCGCCTGACAGGTCGACGTCAACCAGACGGGCAAAGGCGATGATGTACTTACGGAACACGTAAGCCTGCGTTTTACTGGCCGACAAAAATATCTGGTTTTGCCCGGTCTCAAGCGCGCGCAGGAGTGACTCGCGCGCAAAGTAGAACGTCGCGCCAATCTGGCGGGATTTCAGGATGTGGCGGATACGGTGCTCTAATCCCGCTTTATGCCAGCGGAGCTGATAGTCAAACGACTGGTCGAAGAAAATCTCTTCCAGCTTTTCAATCGCTTCATCACTGAAGAAATTGCGTTTCGGCTTTTTGCGATCACCTTTGTTACGGCTGGCGATATTGGGGTTTAAATCAACCTCGTTTCCGGTCTGGCCGTAGCGGTTAATGCGCGCGAGCCGCTCCATCTGGCGCGACAAAAAATCCGCGACTTTGAAGTCATGCGCGGTCAGGTCTGGCTTAGCGTAGAGCTGGATAAGCCGCGCCTCTAATGTCGACTCCACGCGGTTAATCGGCGCGGTTTCTTCCCATCCATCCCGCTGTTTCCAGCTCTGAACGGTCGGGCGCTTGAGCTGCAGCATGTCGCAGATTTGCGGCACGGCGAACCCCTGCCAGTACAACAGCCGCGCCTGTCGTCGCGGGTCATTTGACAGAGAAAGGTCAGTTGAAATTGTCATGCTTGCCTCGTTTTTGGTGTGACGTGGTAAGGCTAAGGAAATAGGGGGTTATTCGCGCTAAGTGCCTGTTGTGTCAGATCTAATCAGATCGTAAGCGGTGGCTGATACGGGTCAGAGTCGGGAAACTAACCCCGACCCGAAAACCCAACATCAGGACACCTGAAAAATGGCAAAGAAAGTTTCTAAATGGTTTCGCATCGGCGTCGAGGGTGACACCTGCGATGGCCGCGTCATCAGCGGCGATGATATTCAGGATATGGCCGACA